TGAGTTTTTATATGTGTCTTCAGTCCACATCAACAAACTACTTGTAGTGTCTCCTGAATCCAATTCGAATTCTAGTGTTATCTCACTCAAGTCAGTTGAAATACTGTATGTTTGGATAGTAATAGCCATCTTTAATTTTATTTATTAATTAAAAAAGGGACTGGGAAATTAATTCCAGTCCCTTTTCATTTACTTTTATTCTAGGTACTTTTTCGTACTACTATGCTACGTCAAGGTCAGCTAAAGTTACGCCTAAAGCTGTAACTAAAGGTGCAATAACAGATGTGTTAACATCAGCATTAGATCCATCAGCAGTGTCGTCATCTAAGAATGCTAAAGTTATAGCTTGCTTAGATTTCTTAGCCTCATCTCTACCTTCATTCCAGTAAGAAATCTCTACAACATTGTACTCACCATCAACAGTAGAAACTAATTTAGGTCCAGTAATATTGTGAGGGTACCCACCTTCTCTGTAAGAGTCTCCTCTTGCACCAAGTAAATAAAATTCCATTTCTTGAATCTGGTATCCTGTACCTTTACCTGCACTTTGAGCTTGAGAAACACCTACTGTAGGATAAGTTGTAGCAACAAAATCAACAGTAAATTTTAATTGATGTCTAGTCTTTTTGTTTGGGTCATAATTAACTAACCAGTCATTTTTTTCTGTAATAGTCAACTTTGCAGAACCTGCAGTTCCTGAAACTACAAATGAAAAGTAAGGGTTTGCAGAAGCGTTAGCTCCAACTTCTTTAGAGAAGTTTGCATTTAAATTTGCAGCTAATCCTTGTAAAACTAATAAATCAGTATCACCTGATTTTGCTTGGTAAAAACCTTTCTTAACGTACTCATCTTCTGAAGATAAAGATCCGTGCTCACTAATTGTAATGTTGACAGAATAAAGACTGTTAACATCAACTGTTAATCCTGAAATTTCGTAAGCTTTTAAAGTCTTAGCTTCAAAAGGAATTACTCTTACATCAATGATTTGATCATTTTTAATTGCTCCTGAAGAAGTTACATTTCCTAAAGAGTCTTTTACAAATACTGCAATATCGTCACCAGCAGAAGCTTCACTTCCGTCAGCAGCTAATACAACAATATCATTTGCGTTTGCTAAATCAGCAATTTCTGTAGCAGCATCAGTCGCTTGACCTACGTACATTTGTCTACTCTGGTTTATTCCAGCTAATCCCATAATAAAATTATTTTATAATTAATAAATTGTTTTGATACTATTTTGTAAAGTTAGTTATTATGTATCAATAATACTAACATTTTTTTTATACTCTTTTATCCAGCCCAACTCTTGCTTGAAGAGTCTCAGGTTTATTGTAATCTAATATAGCCAATTCAACAGCTCTATTGATAACTTCTTGATGCACCATTGGGTTAAGAAGACATGTAGCTTGCGCAGTGTTTCCTTCAATAGTTAATCCGAGCCCTGAAAAGTCCTCATCAGAATTTAAATCTGTGAGAATAATTGGATCCGGATTTGCAACATACCTTACATTATATGATGTCAAGTCTTCAATAGACACAGCTTCAAATGTTGTTTTGGCAGATTCTTTGGAGATATCTAATCTCCAGACTTTATTTTTATTAGGCTTCCTAAATGGATTGTAATAATCAGTCATAAAATTGTCATGGGTGATTGGAATTACTTCAACAACCTTCCCGTCATAGAGACTATTTGAACTACTTAATACTGCAGTTTCAAATACTATAAACATTGGCTCTACAGACATCTCATAAAACTTTGACTCAGATACTATTCCTCTGTCTGAATCAGTCTCACTTGTTATAGACTCAGTATTTACTAGTTCATTTAGAACCCTTCTAGCTCTTTCTTTTAATTCAAAAGAGCTATTTGGATCCTTATCTCTATCATAATATTCTTTGACAATTTCTATCTGAGCTATAGTTAAATATAAGCTCATCTCGTAGAGATCAATTTCAGGTGCTCCTTCTAAAGCATTATTGTATCTAAGGTTGAACCCTTCTATAATCTCGTTAACTGTCATTATTATTTTCTACTTAATTTCAATTTAGCCTCTAGGCCTAATCTCATATCCTGTCCCAAATTACTTGCTAAGAACTCTGCAGCATTTTGTAAAGTAGGAATTCCTCCATCACAAATTGGCTCATCATCTAGAGTGTAATAAGATTTGTCTCTTCTTGCTACAGCTCCATATTCAAAACAAGTTTCTAATAAAACTTTAGTTTTAATAAAGCTATCACCTAGTATTGACACCACTAAACTAGGATTCTTTTCTAGCTCCTTATGGAATTCACTTTGTAAGAAATCAATCTTATGGTTTTTGCTTGTGTTTCTTCCAAGATTTCTTAAAGAATACCTCAACACATCTGCATCATTTTCATACTTTACAAACAATTTGTAAGCATTAATCTTGTATCCAGCTTTATCAAGTTCTTTTTGAAGTTTCTCAGATTCTGAAGTTAAAACAAACCTGTAAGTTGCTTTTCTACCAATATCATTTAAGCTATTTGCAACAATTGGGGATGCCTGTAATACTTTGACTTTAATAAAGTCATAAGGGTCAGACATGTTATATCTTTTCTCTTCTTTGGTAAGTTGAATAGGTAATATTCCTAATTCATATGCTTTACCACCTTCTTTCCAGAACTTTCCATAGATTGATAAATCCAATCCTAATATGTGTTCTAAACCCTTCTTCTCATCATTAGTAAGAATATTCTTCATCTTCTTATTATCTAATGTTGGTGCTGGGATTGAAATGTTGGCTCCATTTAATAAACCTCCGTAAGCTACATGCTTAGGATCTTGGATACCATTATTCTCTTTTGTAATGTATTTAACTGATACAATCTTATCTTCTAAGAAATCAGTTCTCACTGTTGCTTCTGACATTTTTATTCTTATTTAAAATTCTTCTCTCTCTATTTGTGAAGGTTATTATAGATACCTTCAAACTATATTACTTAAGAGTAACAACTACCCTCGTTGAACACACGAGGGTAAAGTTACAATTTTATCAATTACGCTAACACGTAAGGTATGATACTTGCAGTTCTACTAGGGTCGTAACATACAACTCCTAATTGAGAAAACTTAGTGATAGTTCCACTATCTTCTAAAGTACCCATGTTTCCATTATTTACAGCTCCTGTAAATGGATTTCTAAAGCCCCATTGGTAACCTCTGATTTCTTCCATTCCTTTAACAGCAACTTTTTGAATGTTTGGACTTTCTGTAGTACCCATGTAAAAGATGTCATATCTGTAAGATTCAGCAACACCTGATTTACCTGGAATAGTAATAGTGTTTCTTACTTTGTCATCATAAAAGTCATCAACTTCTAATTTAACGCAAACACCGTTTGGAGCTAAATACTCTACAAACTGGAATCCAGCAGATAATGAATTACTATGTAATGGAGATCCAACACTTTTGACTGTAGCTGGATTAGTTCCAGGAGTACTCATATTTGCTGACCAACCAGAAGTTGTTTTTAATACAGCTTTATGAAATTCAGCAGCACCTCTTTCACCAGTTCTTAACATAAACATTCTTTGATCCATACCTAATTTACCTTCAGATAATCCAAAAAGGATTTCTTCTAACAACTCGATAGAGAAGTCGTTGTAATAGAATGTATTAGATTGCTCCATTTGCTCACGTACACCTGAACCAATTCTAATCTTACGACCAGATACGTCAGTGTTATGGTATTGACCATCAGAAGTTCTGTTAGTCTTTCCATACATTAAGAACTTGTTCTTGTATTCAGAAAATTCTTGCTCAACCAACCAGTCTTCGTATAATGCTAAAGCACCAAATACTTTTTTATTACCAGACTTATCAACAACAGGAATACCCATTACAACTTGCTTGTTAGCAGCATCACCAGGTAATTTGTGGTCAATTCTAATAGTAGTTAATTCACCTCTCATAGAAACTGGAGTAACTCTGCGAATACCACCTACTTCTCTAGAAAGACCTTTTCCTACTGGAGCAAACTCTTGCTTGAATTTCTTACCAGAAACTAACTCTTCACCAGGAATACCTGATCTGTCAGATCCAGCGATTTCACAAGTATACACATACTGAGAACCTGATGCATAACCATCATTCAATACTCTAATTGGGTATACTTCATTTTTATCACCTACGATGATTTCACCCTTGAAGAATGCATTCTCATCGAATGTTAATTCAAACTCTTGTCCACCTTCACCAACATTGCTGTCAGAATCAGATACGGTTGAGCCTTGAAAAGCTGCTTCTACTAAAGTGTAATTTCTTCTAGAACTACCAATAAGTTCCCAATAGAACTCGTTGTCATTTTCTACTTGTTTTGTATCAAACTTGCCTAGCAAACTCTCTAAGGATTTACCCCTATTGATTGCTAACAATTTGATCATGGCATCATTAATCTTTGTTGGAGCAGTCTTCCAAATAGCACCTAAGGTGTTTTCTGGATTGATCATCCCGTTAAAAGATTTTGCGTCAGTTACTTGGAACCTTCCTAATTGCATAATTTTTTAATTTGTTAAAAAGTTGTTATTATTCTATCTCTAAATCCTTAAGGTCTGATAACTTGAAAGTTGAATTTGCATCAGGAACATCAGTGTTGATTGCTCCAGTCTCTGTAAAGTTAGCACCTCTTAATAAATTTTCTATATTATTGGATATCTTGGTTTCAGCTTTGTTTGTAAACACACTAAAATCTTTCAATCCTTTTGTTAGGTAAAAAAATGCTTCTAATTTTATCCTAGATCCAACTGGGTCAGATTTCTGATAAGACACAAATGCATTGTCCTTATTACCTACATCAGTAGTAATCCCCTTATACAATTCATCTTTCTGTAAATCTGTTAATTGTATTCCAGGCAATACTTCTGGTGTCTTGTTGATGTAGTCTTTAATATCATTTAAGCTTTTAGCCTCTTTAGCTTTAGCTGTCTCTATGATATTATCTAAAGACTTCTTCTCATGAGCAATGATATTCTTTACTGCAAATTCTGCATCTTCAATATCAGTTCCAGCATCTACACTTCTTTGTGCAAGAGTCTGGGCTCTTTCAGGATTATAGCCTTTATCTATAAAGTCTTGTGCAATTGCTTGCATCCTGAAGTTTAAATTCTTTTCATCACTTAGAAACTCTGGAGTTACACTCTCTAGTTTACTAATTGTGCTGAGCTTCTCAGAAACTTCTGTAGGTTCTGCGCCCACCTTGACAGCTTCTTTAATTCTCTTTTGCTCGTCATCAAATCTTGATTCTACTTCTTTTCGAATTGCTTCATTTAGAGCAGTCAAATCTTTAATGTCCTCAATATTTTCAAGTCCAGGCAAAACCCCTTTGGATTTAAATTGGGCAGCTAAGTTAGAATAAAGCTGTTCAGTCTCATTCAGTTTTGGAGAGGAAGAATTACTACCCTTATCCTTTTCTGAAGTTTTACCTGTCTGAACTTGATTATCTTCTTTCTTATTAGCTACGCTCTCTTGACCAGATTTATCATCTTGATCATCACCAATAGTGTTATTTTTATCACCTTCTGCTCCTGTACCCTGATCATCATCACCAGTTCCAGCATTAGCAGTGTCATCATTGACTCCCTCTTTTACAGCCTCTGCAGCTCCATCCTCATTGAATAGTTGCACAGACTCAAAGTTCAAGTCTTCTAAATTTAATTCTTCCATCTTTAATATTTAAAATTCTCCTTGTACAAATCTAATACAAAAAGGTAATTTTGTCCAATGCCTTTTATAGCTAAAAGATGTAACTACTGACCCACACTAGGTTTTTCAACAGCTTTAAATATTTTCTTTACTTTTTCTGGAAGCAATCCTATTAGTTTTTTTAATAGATTATTTCCACTAACAGCCTCCATGTTTTCAAATATACTATATACTTCAATTACACACGCTACAGCAATTACTAATTCAACAATATTCCTCTTTTGATTAATAACTTCAAAATCTCCTATGTGTAAAACATAGTGATCAAGTATTGCAAAAATTATTACACCAATACCATATTCATATGTTTTTCTCCAGGTAGCCCTAAGTCCTGATGATTTAAGATTCTTCCAAAATTCTTTTTTAAATGGGTTTGCTGATATCTTTTTAATATAAAAGCTCTTCCTTATACCAGTTACCATGTCAAAAAAAATAATAACAAAAAGAGCAAGAAGAATTGATTTCATATCCATGATCAAGGTTAAAAGGGGTGAAGAAGCAAGCAAAGTCAACTTAACTCCAGACATCTTCTTGAAAAAAAGTAATGCATTCATAGTGTACAATATAATATATAACGTGTGATTTTAATGACTTCTTTTATAGCTAAATTATATACCCGAACATTACAGCAATAATTGGAATAGCACTTGCTATGAAATCCCACCATTCTGGATTTCCTTTACCTTGCCAGTAATCTAATATAATTTCTTTCCCACCTACTATGGCCAATCCTAAGAAGCCTCCTGCAAGAAAAAAGAAGTGTATGCCAAACGCTGCATCTAGTATTAAACCCAAAAGAATTAATGGGTATCCTATTATCATTCCAAATAAGACATGATCCTTTTTATCATCCGGTATATCATTTATTATTTCTTTTATTGTTTCTATCATTTTATTTAGTTTTTAAAATTATTATTATTGACCTCCAGAAATTATCCAAGTGTCAGTTGAAACTTTTACTAATGTTATCATTGTGCGATCACCACTATAAATGTTAACACCTGATTGACTATTCAGAAGAGTAACTCCACTTCCTGCCACAACTGCTACATCATAAGTGTCACTAACACTTGTAATTCTAACAACAGAAGCATGATCTGAATCACTATCTATTTCAATCGTAATATTAGATGATGTTGGGTCAGCAATAACTAGATTTTCACCTGCAATAATTGTGTAGTTTGTTGTTGCACGATAACTATCATCACCATTTGGATCTGCAATGTTATTTTGTTTAGAAACTATATATTCATCAGCTATAATGGCACCATTAGCAGTAATATTTTGATCAGTATTAATTCCGGTAGACTTAATTGATGTAGTTGAACTTATGGTTGTATGATCAGATTTGCCTACACTGTAAAAGTTTACTCCTGTTTCAGTATATGTTGCAATAATGTTATAAGAGTCTGAACCACCATTACCACCAATATTTAATACAGCTGCACCAGGTGAATTTGGAACTATCTCATTTAATACTGAAGCATTACTAGCGTTATCAAATACTATATCTGATCCTGACCCCGTAGAGATAATAGTTAGGTCATCAAAAAGACCAGACTCTCCCTGTATTTCCCCAGCGGCAAAAATATCTGTACTACCAAATATTCTACCAGTAGCAAATATTGAATAATCTGATGAATCATCTACTCCAACATTTAACCTATAGCCATTGTAGGTTGTCCCTAATGATGTAGATCCATTTATAATTACATCTGATGTACTAGTTATTGAATCGTCTGAAGCACTAAAAGCTAACATCTGAGTATTAGTTCCAGCTCCTAAGTACATGGTTGATGTTGTTTGACCATCAAATAAAAAAGAACTAGTTCCAGTCTTTATTAAGTTTAAAGATAATGCTCCAGCCTCTCCAGTATCCTTGTCTGAAATAATCATAGACCCTATGCCCCCTGTATCTCCTACAATTTGTAACTTTGCCGTAGGACTGGACGTCCCAATACCTACTTTGCCTGATGAGTCAATACGCATTCTTTCAGTAGTAGTGTTAGATGTAGCTGTGTGAAAACTTAGATTAGTCCTGTCACCATAACCACCTTCTCTATTAGAAGCTATCATTGACTCTGCACTAAATACCGGATTTAATTTAATTGAAACCCCTTCATCACCGCCAGAACCTGTGTTCTCTAAATAAATTAAGTTAGCTGTAGATGCTGCTGATGAATCTGATATATGTAATTTAGCACTAGGATTAGTTGTTCCAATCCCTACGTTACCATTGTAGTTTACACGCATTCTTTCAGAAGCGTTAGTAGTAATAGTTATATAACCAGCCGAGCCACTTGAGTCTAATATGAAATTCTGACTACCTGCTGTTTTTAAAGAGGTAAAGTTTCCAGCTGATTGAATGTTAAAGTATTTGCCAGACGTATCACTGTTCATTCTAAACTCAGTTTCTGCGACTGCGTTTGTACCAATCTCCAGTTCTTTGGTTGGACTACTATTTCCTATACCTACGTTACCTCCGTTTAAGTATGAGTTTCCAGAACTATCTAAATTAACATTTAATGTTCCTGCTGCATTGAATATTCTTGCTCTACCATCACCGCCACCATCTTCTAATATAGAAAAAATTGCATCAGTATCTGAAGAATTTGTAACTTGAAAAGGCGTTGAATTGTTTGATGAAGATTTAATATCCAGTTTAGCACTAGGACTAGTCGTCCCAATCCCTACATTTTTAGCGTTGCTTCCAACTCTCATAACTTCTTGTCCCCCCTCTGATAAAATTATCCAGTCGTTGTTGCCTACGGTAAGATTACCATCACCCGGGAACTGTATATTACTGCCATTTTCCCCAACTAAAATACCGTTAAATTTTGACCTTGCTCCACTTACCTCTAATTTCTCACTAGGAGTAGTTGTTCCAATTCCAACGTTTAGGTTACTAATAATACGAATAGCCTCTCCGTTATCAGCCTCAAAAATAATTTCATCTAAAGACGTATCCCCTATTATTAGGTTATCTGTTGAACTTTCTACTTTTAGTATATCACTATTAAAACCATCCCCTCTTTTCATTCTAAGAATTGGGTCTGTTCCAGATATAAGAATTTCTGATTCAACGTCTAATTTAGCTTCGGGAGTAGCAGTTCCTATACCTACGTTTCCTGAAGAAGTGATACGCATAGCGTCTGTAGTAGTAGTGCCATCGCTTAGCCTAAACTGTATAACTCCATTAGCTGTATTGTTGTTAGATAAAAATTGTAGGTTTCCAGCTTGCTGTCTTATATACCCAAAAGTACCTGTATTATCGGAGTCTTCTAAAACTATTTTTGGGTTAGAATTTACTATATTCAATATAGAACTAGGACTAGTTGTTCCAATACCAACGTTACCGTTTAAATCAACAGCTAGTTTATCACTACCTTCATTCGCTAACAGCATTAAGTAATCTGTAGATGTATTAGAAAGAGTGTTTATATACAATGCAGATTCTGGAATATGAGCGTATGATGCGTCGTCGTTTAATGATAAAGCCCCATATCTATGAAGTTGTAACACACCGCCTCCATTTACTGTTTGCAGTGAAGTTTTTAAATGCCCTTTTATATCGAAACCACCCGTTCCATCAATTTGCGTAATACTAGCCGTATTCGCAGATATTATTTGTATTTTTTTAGTAGCAGATTTATAATTAGTTAAATCGTAGTAAGTATCTCCGTTAGATTCAATTCTAGCATCAAGAACAGGTTGTAGTGATCCAGAAGCACTTGTAGTAACTTTAAACAAGGACCCGTTTGGTATTGACTCTTCTATGTGCAGCTTTGAACTAGGACTAGTAGTACCAATACCAACGTTACCTGTACTTTCTTGTACATATAAGTTGGTTGTGGTGCCATCTCTATCTTTAACTATTAAATTTCCACTAACAACTACAACCGGGACTACTAAGTCCATGCTAACACTTAATGGAGTCTTGTCATTTTCGTCTTTTATTATAAAACTTCCACCACCATCTACTCCATTTTTTTCTACAATTAAATTACCTTGATTTGTAATACTGTAATCTTGTGTAAATCCTGCGGTATTTTTAAGTGTTATACTTGGAAAATTTGCTTCTATATATACATTACCTCTTACATCTAACTTCTCACTAGGATTAGTTGTTCCAATACCTAGGTTACCACCATTTAGGTATGAATTTCCATCAGCTCTAAGCCACGCTTTTATAACACCTGCTTGCTGCATGTACAAATCACTAGGTCTTAACCTGCTTTTATTAGCTCCATCGTTTACTATTAAGTTACCTCCGTAAACCTCTAGTTTATCACTAGGACTAGTAGTCCCGACACCTAATGTGTCTGAAACATAAATATCTCCAGATAATATTAATTCACCGTTTTGACTTAATGTTAATATATCAACATCATCAAATGTTACATTGATTATATCTTCAGGACTAACTTTATAGAAGTCTACACTTAATACTTCTGATGAAAAATTCTCAGTTACTGTTGCATGATCATCTAGAGTTACTTCTAAAATTTTTCTAACCTCACCACCAACCTGCACAAGATCACCTGCTTCCAATTCAGTTGTGAATGAGGTTCCGCTTATACCATATAATCCTTCATCATTTGCATATGTATCTACAGTTCCAGTTAATTGAGTCAACTGAGATGCATCTACTGAATTATCTAAATCTAATGAATTAAATGTTACGTCATCAGTGATGTTTAAGTCTTGGTCAAAAGGATTACCATAAACATCCATTGGATTGAACTCTAATGTATCTGTTGCAGAAGCTGTACCTATATATCTTGTTATTATGTCACTATCATCTGGCTCAGTTGTAGTAATTTCACCATCAGTAGTTGAGACATAATATCTCGCGCCAACAGTTAATCCAGATGATTCTATTGTTCCTTGTACATAGAATAATCCTTCTTCATCAGCTACAAGAGCCTCCTTGGCTATTCTTAATTCTGTACCCGAAGTATCTATTGATGAAGAATTAGCCTTCCAGTATTTACCATCAGTATTAAGATAGCACAAATCACCTGCAATCAAGTCTTCACCTGCAATTGCACTGTTGACTATACTATAGTATGAATTATCTTCTGAGTCGTAAACATTTATTCTAAATACTGCCATTTTTTAATTTTTTAATCTGACCATTCTCCACTAGCATCTTTAACTTGGTAGTTCATTTCAAACTCACCTAAAGCATCATCTACAGTGTAGTATATTAATAATCCGCTGTCAACATCTTCAAGAGTTATCTCTTGACTAAATGATACAGTTTCTCCATCTAATTGTATCTCTCCCTGAGATGGCAATGATGTAAATCTTATTGACTCAGCTGAATCTCCGTCTAAATCATAATATCCTGCAGCTGTAATTAAGTCATATCTTGTAAAGACATAGTCTTCATTCAGCACTACATATATGTCTGTCTCATCATTTATTATTGGAGCAGATCCAACATATGCCTCAACAGCCAGTGTAAGAACCCCTCCGGAAGTGAACTCGTAACTACCCTGGTCAGATACTGAAAATGTAATATCCTCTGAGGTTGCATCATCTTGTTCCTCATCTGTAACATACGTTAGTAATCCATTATTTATATCTTTAATAGTAACTGATTCATTTAATCCTAGGCCATCTCCATCATAAAGAAATGATCCATAAAAAGGAACTGATGTTATTTTAACTGCAAATGCATCGTCATCCTCGGGGTCAGAATAAACAGGAGTAGTTTCAGTCGTAAAGTTTTCTGGAGTAAATGTGTATGTCTCAGGGTTACTCAAGTTAATTGTTATAACTCCAACTGAATCTGGTGGCTCATTCTCATTACTTGCAGCAGTAAATATTAAATCATTTGCTGTGTTATTGTATGATAAAGAATTTTCATCTGCAACCAGGAATGTGCAGTTTGAATCTGTATATCCAGCAGTATCACTTTCAGCAACATAAATAAATAATCCTAATGCTATATCAGTTGCTAGTATCTCATCTCCTGCAGATATATTAACAGAACTTAGTTGAAGAGTCCCTTTGGAAGGAAGCGTTACTATCTTTGTAGAGTAAAAAGTATTACCTACATACTCAGGATTGGTGTCAGTAGTAAGGTCTGCTACTGTAAAAGTGTGAGTACCCTCGAAGTCTACTTTAAAAGCATTCCATCCACTTTGAGTTGGAGCAGAGCTAGATTGAGCAGAATAAGATAAAGTAAGTATGGCCATGTATCAAAAATATAAATAAAACACCTAAAAATGGGTTCTTTTTTATAGCTAAAAAGGTAGTATTGATTTAATCTTGTCTTTAAGTAAGAACAAATTCAATGCCAATGATATTATTAACGCTAACCAGACCCTCCAATTAGATCTGTATCTTATAATTTCTTTCTCAATTATTTGTACATCTTTATCTCTCCTTATATCTTTTACTACAATATCACTTACAACAATTGAGTCTTGCTCGTAATCAACAACAATTCTTCCTTCCTCAGATTTTAATTTAATTGTAGTCTTTGGGGTTTTTAATACTTGATTAAAGTTAGCCAGGTTTCCTAGACTATCACATGGTTCCTCTATAATAAGGGTATCTCTTATTGACTTAATTACTTCAACATTCTTTTTGACAATGACCGTATCTGTAACAACCCTATCTCTATATTCGACAGTAGATTTTTTACTGACACAAGCAGTAAAAAATCTACTGTCGAATATAGA